CAACATGGCAACCGCTCTCGGCAAGGTTTTGGACAAGTGCCCACCTGCAACCAGCCAAGGAATCTAGAGCGCCTGGCTTCCACTCATTGCCTGGCGGCAGGATTGATGCAAGCGGAGTGCCAGTGCGGTTCGGGTCGTTAATGTTCTGATAAACGTCTACAGCAAGCGTTCCCAATCCGCATGGGCTTGCGTCATACGTGTTCCCTGTTCGGTCAAACCTGTTTGCCTCCCAATCGCAGGCCAAAAGATCGCAGCACTCTCCGTTGCAGCACGTTTCGTTCTCTCCGTCGCAGCACACGCCGTCGCAGCAAAACCCATCGGCGCAGCAATCGTCACCGCACGGCTGCGTTCCCTCGGGGCACGGCGCTGTGCAGCAGCACGGCATGCGTCACGCCTTGATGCGAAGGTAGGACGAAGTTGACGTGCCAGTCACAATCGTCACCGACGCCGTCGTCAGCGTCTTGTTCACCGTAATTGAGCAGTTGTTCGTGTTGAGCGACGCAGACAGCGTGATGTCGGACACCACCGTCTGCGTTGTCGTGCCGGTGAAAAACACCGCCGTGGCCGTTTCAAACGGCACGTCCACCAAGAACCACGCCGTACCGTCTTTCGCGATGGCGCAGTCTCGCGTGCTAGTGCCGTCGATTGGGAAGAACAGATTCGTCGCCGACACCGTGTTGGGTGTCGTCGTCTGATACTTGAACGTCACAGTCTTGGACGAATTGGTGCTCCACGCACCCGTGAAAGTGCAGACGCGGAAGAGCTTGCCGGCGGGGCCGCCGTCGAGACGATAGCCCAGAGTTGGGCCCTGCGACGACGCGGCGTCTGCCTCGACTGCCCGCACCGCCTTGGCAATGCGATCCGCAGCCGGCCGCGTGAACGTGACCCGCTCGACTCGAGCCGCCTTGCCGTCCGGGCGTTGTGGCATCAGCTCACCGAGATTGCGCAGACCGTGATTGCCGGGTCTGCCGCAGTGGGCCGCACGGAAACGTCGATGCTGCCATTGGCGATGACGGCCGTGTTGTTGGTCACGGCCGACACATACGCCGTGGCGGGCGTGTGGCCAGACAGATGCACCACGTAGCGGTAGCGACGCGGCGAGCCGCCATCAACGTGCTCGGCTGGCGAGGCGCTGAACGTGGTCCCAAAGTTCAGCGTTGCGGAATGGCTGGTAGTGGCGGTGTTGGCGGTCATCGTGAGCGTGGATGCCGTCACGACGCTGGTGGTTGGTGTGAACCGTCGCAGCGGTCGGTCGGTCACGTAGAGCGTCGTGCCGTCGCTGGTCTGCCGAGAGAACACGGGGAACGCCGTCAGCCGCAGCGTGGCGGTGTTGGCGGCGCACAGCGTCAGTACCACCTGCGTGTCGGTGGCTGCCGTGATCGTGATGTTTCGGACGGCTTGCGACATGACTAGAACGGCGGCGTGCCGAAAAACTGGTTAAAGTCGATAATTGGATGCACTCGACGGGCGAGGATGTCAGGGCTTGAGCCGGCGCTCTTAAGGCTGCCGTCGCTGTTGAGTGCCGCCGGCGTCGGCGAGTTTTGCTTGTCGCCGCCTTCTGAGGCGTAGACCCAGGCCCGCTTTTTCACGCCGCCCGCCTGGCGTGCCTTCTTCTGCTTGATCGTCACGCCGGTCTGGCCAACAGACGCTCCGTTCTGATTGGTCAGCGACAGCGGAGGATCGGCCGTGTCAGCACCGGCCCCGGTAGAAGTGGCCGTGTCGCTGTTGGCATCCTGCGCGATGTAACTAAAGCCAACGTCAGGCAGTAGCAGCAGGTGCGTACGTGGGTTGTAGACGAGCTCGGTCGTGAATGACCAGTAGCGGATTTCCACGTCGTTCACGACCTCGACTTGGGCCTGCCCACTGATCCCGGCACACATCCACGTATACGGCTGCCCCCCCAAGTACGGGCCGCTGTTAAGGCAGTTTGTGATGTTGGCAGCCGTGACGTAGTCGAATGTCGGACGGTTGCCGGTAATCGTTGCCCGCAGTTGCGACTCCGTGGTGGTCGCGCCTTCAAACACGTCGCCAGCCGAGTTAACCAGCGGCGCTATGGCATTCCCGTCGTAGTAAAACAGCGCCGGAACCTCAACGCCGCTCGTGGCAAAGCTCCACACGTCGGCACGGGCCAGCGGATTAGGGTCAAGGTTCTCTTGCCTGGGCAGTTCGTACGAAAACGTCGCCTCAACGTGGTGGCGATCCGTCTCGGTGAAACTGCCGTTGAGGCAGCGAAGATACGGGTACTCCGGGTGGGCGGCTCCGTGGAATACCCCGATGGCGTTGATGACGAGCTGCTGTGCGGTCGGCTCGTCCACCGTGACGACGAAGCGACGCTCGGCAGTCGGTGCCTCGCCGAAGCGATGCGAGAACGTGCGAGGCAGAACCTCGCGGTAGTTGATGACTGCCATCACCCGCCTCCAGCGATTTCGACGGGTGCGGTGGCTTGCTGCTCAAGCAAGCGATTTGTGCGGCGTTGCTCGTTGAGCTGGTCCTCTTGCACGACCACGGCTTCTCCGGTCGCTGTCTCGCGTTGCCTTTGAGCGAGCGAGTCCTGGGCGTTGTTGATGGCTGCGTTGAAGTTGGCTTGTAGCCTGTTGAGTGCGCTGTCTGCCTGCTGGCCTTCAAGGCGGGCCGTCAGGATGTCGATCTGGCGCTGGCGAGCCTGAGCCTCTGGCGTGTTGGCATTAGGGGCACCGGCGAAACCGCCGGTTGGATCACGCTCGCCAAGCCGGATTTGCTCGTTGCGAAGCTCCTCGATGAGCTTCTCCGTGTCGCTGCGAATGTCGAGCCCGAGGATCGGTGCGAACTTCTTGACGAATGCTTCAATGAATTTGGCAAGCTCAAAGAATGCGCCGCCCGCAAGCTCAATAAACGACAGCAGACCTTGCGCGATGTTCTGGGCTAGCTGCTGCGGGCCAGCGGCACGAATGACGCCTAGAAGGTCTTCTGCGATCTGGCCGATAGGCCCGGCAAGTTCGCCAAGGATTTGATTGGAAAGGTTGGTGACGACCGTTTGGACCCTTCCAAACCTGTCGAACATGTTGTCGATTTCTTTGACGGCGTCTTCCTTGATGATGCCGCCAAGTGCTTCGGTGTCCCTGCGGATGCTTTCTAGGTAGCCTGGCCCTTGAGTAAACAATTCTCCGAGTTCGATGCCGCCTTTCCCGAAGAACTGCACAGCCCTTGCCGCTCGTTCGGTCGGGTCTGCAATTCGAGACAGCGCATCAACAATAGTTTCAAATTGCTTTTCCGGGCTTAAAGCTTTTAAGTCTGAAAAGACTATGCCGAGATCCTTAAAGCTCTTCTGGGCTTTTTCGTCGAGAGTGGCTTTGCCGATATTCACTGTGAGCTTTTGAATCTGTTTTGCGAACGATTCGATCTCGACGCCGTTTTCAGCGGCGGCCCGGCTGTAAGCCTGCAATGCTTCAACGCCCACGCCAGTTCGATTCGCCACGTCGTTGAGCGCGTCGAGCTGCTTGCCGGCGTTTAGCGCGAAGCTGGCAATCCGAGTGGCCGCGCCAGTTACGGCACCTGCAAGGCTTGTAAAAGCCCCGGTCGCCGCCTGGATGCCATCAAGAGCCAGCCGCCCGATCTCGATGTTCTTGAGCGTGCCGAGATCCTTGGACGCCTTGACGCCGGCCTGGCCCATCGCGTCGAGCTTCTGGTTCACATCCGCGACGGCCTGCGCCAGTTGTGCCGTGTTGGCACTGATCTGCATCGCAAGTCCGAGTGCGGTGCTCATGGCGTCACTTGCCGTCCAAGTCCTGCTTCATCTGGGCCAGCACACTCAACATCTGCGACGGATGCTGCGGCGGCCGTTCAATCGGTATGAAGTCGCTTGGCTTTGGTGCGTGTCCTCTGCGTGCGTGTGGTGCCAGCGTGACGCTGGCAAGTATTCCTGTCTGGGCCCACGAGTTGTCGAGCGGCTGGAAGAACCGCGCCCACGCCAGCCACTCGGACAACTCTCGCGAGTCCATCCGCTGCTCGAGCTCGCCGACCGTCATCTTCAAATGACCGGCCAGCATGAACAGAAACTGCCGCGACGGGCGGGCGCTAAAGCTCCCCGGCGAGTTCGACTACGTCCGCCTCCGTGAGTTTGTTGTGCTTCTGGGCCACGTCGAAGAGCTCGCCCATGACGGCACCGTCTAGGGCGGCCACCTCGCCCAGCTCGTCGTCTTTCCAGATCCGTTCGCCGTGCTCGTCGCACAGCGTCCGCGCAAGGTAAAACGCCCGGAAGTTGCGGAACTTCTCGACGCCCTTACTGCGCATGTCGATCCACGCGAGCTCCCAGTCGTCCCGCTCGCCGACGCTCATAACGCGGACGAACACGTCGAGATTCCACTCCTTGACGTGAACCTTCAGCGGTTTACGGACGCTGGCGGCTTTGATGCGTTCCTTGAGTCCCATGTCAGTTGTCCAAGAGTTTGAGGGTCACGGTGAACCGCGTCACGTCGTTCGCTTGCGACGTGACCGCCACCGACTCCCATACTGCGTAGTTCGTCAAGGATTGGCCGCCGCCGCCGATGACGAGCTGAGCCCGCGTGCCGTAGTTGCTGATGCCTGTGTTGTTGGCACCGAGGCACTCGACGGTCACGCTGCCGGCGTCATCTGTCCACGGCACACTGCGGCCCTTTGACGGGCCGCCGCCGTATGTCCACGAGAGGCCGACGACTTCTTGGAACGCTATAGCGTTCCAGGTCACGGTGATTCCGGTCGCGTAGGTCGCCACGGGTTTGTCTCCGTGCGACTACGGCACCTGGAAGGCTGCGGAACCACGGACGGCATCGTTGATCGCCAGCGTGACGCTGGAGTTTTTGCACGTCGCGGTGACGCTCAACGTGATGCCGCCGGCAATCGTCAGCGTCCCGGTCTGGCCCTGGGCGATCGGCGCGCCGCTGTTCGGCATGTACTCGATGCTGACTTCCTTGCCGGTGTCGCCGGCCGAGCCCTTGAGAGGACGTGCCAGTGTCAGCACCGTTGCCCCGGTGGTCTGCCCCAGGTGGGACACGTCGATCTGGTCCGTGGCGGCGTTGTCGGTGATCGAGTACGTGATGCTCGTCACGGTGAACGTCGTTCCGCCGAAGGAGAACGTCGTGCCGCTGGAATCATGGGGCGTGTAAGGCATGTGCTATTCGCTCCACCAAACGTCGTAACGCTGCGTCACCCGATACACCGGCGGAAGATCCGCTCCCGCCAGCGTCACAAAGTCGTCGGATTCGTCCTCGAGCGACGTTTGCTTAACCTCTGTATTGTCCGACGTACCGCCGTATCCATCCAGAACCGAGCGCACAGCGTCCGCCACGTCGCGGGCCTCGCGGTAGGTGGTGCCGTAGATTTCGTATTCCAGCGACACACGCGGGATTCCGGCCGGCTTGCCGAGCGTCTGCTCTCGCTCAATCGCAGACCGCCGCCAATGGATGAACGGCAGGGTGGCGGAAGCCGGCGCGAGCTGCGGGTAGACCCGCGTGCCCACCAGCATGCAGACGTACGGATCGTCCACAAGGGCGTTACGCAGGACGGTTTCGGGGGATTTGAGGCTCATTTGGAATGCGTTTCAGAAGGGAGCGTTGGCACCAAAGTCTCGCGGCGGAAAATCCTTCTGCATGTCTTTCTGGGCGTTCAGAAGCGACCTTGTCATTTCGGAAGCCAACAGCGTACGCATCGCAGAGATTGACTCACGATAGGCAGTCTTCACCGGCGGCTGCCCCTTTTTCCCACCGACCGGCATTGCACGAAGGCTGAGCACTTGGCCGCGTGGAGCCTTCATGAAAAACGCTTTCGGGTACTTTGGCGTTGTGTTGACTCGTATAGCGCCTGCGTATTTCCCTCGCTTTGCGATTTTCGCAATCTTGAATGGCCCAAGAGTCTTAAAGCTTGAAGCCACGGAAGATCCGCTGCGACGGGACGAAGTTTTTACGATTCGCTCTTTTGTTCCAAACTCCAAGAATCCGGCGTGGTAAGCCCTGTCTTTCCCTTTTTTGATTGAGCCGCCGCCAGCAGACGCAGACTTTCCACTGCCAGCCGCCACGAAGCCAACCATGCCGACAGCGTTCCCGCTCGGATAGGTTTTGACTTTGCTTGTGATTGCCCTGGCAAGATTGCCAGTTGGCCCGCGAGTAACATTCCCTCGCAGTGCGGCCAGCCCTGGCTTTAAAGTGCGCCGAAGTGCCGCACCCATGTGTTTCCTTGCAAGGCTTGGCCGAAACTTACGGAACGCTTCCTGGAGTTTCCGTAACTCAGGAAACTCAATCTTCATGTCGATCCCGGCCTTGTCTCTTGCTGCCATCACGTCACCTCTTCGCAGATGGCGACGTGTTCGCTGCGGTTGCCGTACTCGAGCAGGCTGACGATGTTGAGCGTCCGCGTACGCCAGGCGAAGCGATCGCGCTGCGTCAATCCAGGCAGATAACGCATCCGCACCCGGTGCGTGATCGTGACTTCCTGCTTGCCGGCCTCTAACGCTTCGCGAGCAGACACGCCTTCGACGCTGGCCCACACTGTTTGCCAATCGGCCCACGACATGACGGCTTCGCCCAGGCTGTTCCGCGTCTGCGTCGCCTGCTGCACCGTCACGCGCTCGCGGAGCTTGCCGGGGTCAATCATGTGCCGTAGAGCACGATGGTGTAGGTGCCGGTGCCGGTGCCTGGTCCGATCAGCGGCTGGATTGATGACGCGCCGTTCTCAAATCCACTGACGGCAACTCGGTTGCCTGCAGATACCAGCTTGATTGCAGTGGGGTCTGTCTGAACGTCCGACAGTTCTCGGTAACTTGACCCAGACCACGAAAAAACAACGCGCTGGATACTGGAGAAATTAACGAGGCTTCCAACAGAATTTCGATACGGCGTTTCGCCGTACTCGCCGAGCGACACGGACGCCGTCCCGGCCGTCCCGGTGATAATCGCCACCTTGCCCGTCGTGTACTCGGTTGTCTCTCGAAGCGCGATGGTCTTCAGCGACTGCACGCCGCTCGACGTGGTGGAGTCGCGGAACTCGACGTTGACCGATATGGAACCCGAGACGTTGCTCATCGGTAGGATCCCCATTTCTGCGAATCAAGCAGCGAATTCACGCCGAAGGGCACGTCTTGCGGCACAGCGCCAGTGGCCACGGTCGCCTGCCGCGTCTCGTACCAGTGCCCCACAAGCATCAAGATCGCGTGCCGAATCGCCACGGGCACGCTCGCGCCGCTCGAGCCGTACCCGGCCCACCACGTCACCGTGACGGCGTTGTAGTCGTCTAAGTTCGCCGGCCACGTCCCGCTTCGCAGCTGCCGCACCACGCCGGGCGTCGCCTGGCGGTCCACCCGGTAGGACGCTGTGGACAGCGTCGTGGTCGAATCGTCACCAAGCGTGTACGTGAGTGCGACGGCCGTAGTCGTGCCGCTGGTCGCCATCGGCGGGCGTGGCAGCTCAATCTCGTAGGGGAACGAGTCGAGCCGCACGACGTACTGCTGATGAACCAAGGCCCGGTCGAGGTATTCCTCAACCCACTCGCGGGCCGCCGTGATGAGCGACGAGATGTAGGTATCGTCCGTGGACGTATCCACGCGGCAGTGCGCCTTCGCCTCGGCCAGCGTGACGGGCTCAACGGCTGGGGCTGTCTGGCGAGTCAGGCTTCGGTACTGCACGTCGTCCTCGTTTGCGTGGCGTGGCGTCGGCCGTCTCGGCCTCGTGCTCTATGGCCGCCGTCTCGATCTCGGTCTGTCGGTCCTCGACGGCCAGGCCGCGCTGTATCCAATCGCGGGCCATGCCATCGGGCACGTCTGGCAACACCTGCCCGCGTCGGTAGACGCGGAACGACTGCACCATTCTTATTTTCATTACTGTGGCACACTCCATGCAGAGTCGGGCTTTTTGCCCGTGTTGCAGTATTCGGTCGCCCACTGAAAGACGGGCTTTGCCAAATCCTTGCCGGGCCACGTCACCATGTATTCGCCGTGGCCTAACACAACACGAGGCGAGACGTAGACGCGGTTGCCGCCGCCTTCGCGAAAATTCTTCCAGGCGTGAATGTCGGCATCTAATCTGCCGTCATTCCAGGAACCATCGGGGCCTGGTTTGCCGCAGAACCACGGTTTCGGCGTCCGCTTGAGAGCGGCTGTCGAGATGATGGTGCATCCGAAGTGGGCCGAGTCCACTTCCTGCACGGGCTCGGCAAACCACGACATCGGCAGCGTCGTCTTCTCGTGGGCCTCCGGGTTGCCGAGCGTGCCCTTGAGCGTCAGCATCGGGCGGCCGTCCTCACGCTTGGTCTGGAGCCCGGTGATGGCGTCGCACTGAAAGGCGAGCGCCAGAGAAAACAGATGCTCTAGGTCTTCTTTTGAAAAGAAGGTGTCGTAATCGATCGTGAGCAGGTACTCGCACTTGTCGATGAACTGCTCAAACACCCGCTCCATGCACTGGTCCCAAAAGGCCCCGGTAACTTTCGTCGGGCGGATGCCGAGCGGCATCAACGCCTGGGCCCACGTGAAGAAATTGTCGTTGAACCCCAGGCGGGGCATCGAGAAGACGGCCTCGACCCTGATGTCTACGGTCGTGCCGCCAACCTGAATCTGCATGGAGCCCTCGGAAAATGAGACGGGCGGCCCACGTCGTGTAGGCCGCCCGTTCAGAATCGTCAGGCTGTCAAGCGTCAGCCGGCCGTGTTGACCCGCACGCCCTTCGTGGTGGCGTCGTAGGGGCCTTCTTCGGCGCGAGCCAGCCGAGCCGCGATGACCACCGTGTTGTCGGTGGACGGGCTGGTGGCGACCGCCAGGTAGCGCTTCTTGCCACGGAGATCCACCTCGATCCGGCTCACCGTCATCGTCGTGGTGACGGTCTGGCCGGCGTAGGCCGCCGGGGCGAGCGTGCCGGTGAACCCGGTCACAGTCTCGGTCACGGCGTTGCTGGCATCGCCCTGGCGAAGCGTCAGCGTCTGGGCCACGCTCGAGGTCGAAACCTGCGAGGCGTAGATCACGTCGATGGACGCATAGTCAAAACCAAGCGTGTCGAGCGTCAGGGTGTTGGTCTGGGACGAGGTGTAAACCGAGCTCTTGCCAGACACCACGCTCCGGGTAGCTGCTACTGGAATCATCTGTCAGGGTCTCCTAGAGAGAGTGGTAATCAGGCGGACTTCAGGGCGATCACCGGGCCGACCTCGCTGGCCGTGCCCAGGCTGTGGAATGTGGCAGTGGCGCGAACGACACCACTGACCAAAGTCTGGTCCAGCTCGACAAACCGTTCCTGGCTCACGCGGAGCTGGTAGCCCTGGCGAAGACCAAGGGCACCGGCCATCGCGAGATCGCCGAAGAGGCACTTGATCTTGCCCGAGTCGGCACCGAGCGTGCTGTTCATCGGGTGAACCAGCACAACCGGATACCCGAGGAACGTCAGGCCGAAGCCCTGGGCCACGGACACCGAACCGCCCTGGGCCAAGTCGAGCCGCTGCATCGAGGCGTGGTAGCCAGCCGGCGAGATGTACCAGCGAGCACCGGGCAAACTGTAGCGCGGGGCCTTCGCCATGACGCGGAGGAAGTCCTCCTTGTCGAGCGTCTCGAAGCCCGTGTTGCCGCCGTCCGCTGTCACGACCGACGCGGTGAACGAACCGTTGTCAATCTTGACCGCGACGCCGTGGTGGCCGCCGTAGGTGCTCGTGCCATCACCGATAAACGCCGCCTCGTCCAGGGCGCGGGCCACGGCGAGGGCGTGCTCGGTCGCGATCAGGTCGGCAACGCCAACCCCGTCGGCGAAGAGCTCGTTGCTCACCTTGGTCGCCACGCCGAACTTCTGAGCGACGAGCTGCACCTGCGTGCCGGTCATGTCGCTGTAGGAAAACTCGGCGTTCTCACCCATCCACGAGCCGGTCACGCCCGCGACCCGCTTCGGGATCGACAGCACGTCGGACGACATCGCGAAGTTCTGAAGCGCCGTCGGGGCCACTCCATATGACTCTACGTTACGCAATACGACCTGCGACAGCTCCTCCGGGACGGCGAACCCGCCTGCCGAATTGACGCCGCCGACCATCGTGCGAGCCTCGACGCCGTGATCCTGGCACCACCGGCGGGCATCAGCGTCACCGGCAAAGGTCGCCTGGAGCCACTTGCCCACGCGGTAGGCGTCCTCGTGCGAGCGGAACGCCTTCAGCGTCCGGCCGTCACGGACCGCCTCAATGCGGACCGCCTTGGGCTCGTCGGCACGCACCTCGGGGGCCGGGCTGCAACGCTCGGCGACCGACCGGAGATTCTTGACGCTCTCGGCCACCTTCGACTCAAAGTCGATGGACGCGGAAAGCGACTTGGCCTTCTCGGTCAGGCCGGCGAGCTCAAGGTTGCGGGCGTCGATGTCCGCCTTGTTGTCGGTGTCGAGAGCCGTGAGCGCCTCAATGCGAGTCGCGACCTCGGTGGCCTCGTTGCGGAGCGTGGAAAGCCGGTCCATGCGTGTGATCTCCAGGGCGTGATTGCCGTGGAGTCCACCATCGCATCATGGCCGTGGTGCCTTGCAGTAGCGGATCTGCGAAAGTGTTGTTTTGACAAACGCCACCGCACGAGCGCCGCACTTCGGGCAACGCAGATACCGCTGCCGCTCGTCACCGCATGGACGGCTGGAACGGCACCGGAGTTTTTCGCCGCACGTACAGCGGGGCTCAGACATTTCGCATCCGCAGGAGAGCGGCCCAAGCGGCGGCGACGCCCCGCAGAGCCGAACGCGAACAGTCCGCCTGGGCCGCCGGCTCCTCGGTGGTTTTCGACGCGAGCCACGCCTCGTAGGACCGCATCGCGACGCTGGCGCTGGTCTGCGGGTACGCGGGCACGAGCACCGGGCCCACGTCGTAGAGTCCCGACACCTCGCGGATCTGGCGGACGGCCTTGCCGTCCTCGCCGGTACGGAACGATTCGCCGCTCTTGTCCACGGTGAACGCGAACGACGAGCCACGCACGTCGCGCCGCTGGATGAGCTCGAGCACGTCGCCCCGGCTCACGGGCGGCGTCACCACGTACCGCAGCCCCTTGTCGTCGCTGGAGAGCTCCAGCGTGCCAGACGATGTGCGGCCCAGCACGATGTTGCTGTCGTGGTTGAAGAGTGCCACCACGTCCTGCCGGCCGCGCTGGCGGCCGAGAATCTTGTCGAACGCACCGGGCAGAATCTCTTCCTTGAACCCGCCAAGGTCGAGTGACAGCCGGTTGTAGACAGCGGCGTAGCCCACGATGGACGTGCGGCCGTCGGCGCGGCTCTCGACCACGAGATCGGTGTCGTCCTCGAAGGCAAAGTCGCGGCGTTCAATTTCCATCGGTCTCGTCCTCCTGGTCGTCCTCAACGTCGTCTTCCGGGCTGTCCTCAACCTCAACCACTGGCGGCTCGGGCATCGGCTCCGGCGTTGGCTGCTCCTCGCCGGCTTTCTCGAGCGTGGTCATGTTCATCTGGATAAAGTGCTGGTCGCCCTCGGGGCCGAGCGGGTTCATGTTCTCGAGCTCGCGGATCTCGTTGACGCTCATCCAGCCGTTCTGGAGGGCCGACACGTAGTAGGCCGACCGGCTTGCGTGGTCGCCGCGCAGGAGGCCCGCCACGCTGTGCTCGGCGAAGTACGTCTCGTCTTCGCCTTCAGCGAGAAGGTCGCGAGAGATGGCCGCTTCCCACCGCTTCAAATGCGGCAAGAGGCAGTGCTGCACGAACTCGGTGCCCTGCACTTCGATATTGCTATAGGTCGAGCGGGTGAGATCCTGAATCATGTGGGGCGGGCACCGGAACGCCCGCGCTATCTCGATGCACTGGTAGGCCCTTGTCTCCAGAAACTGGGCCGCCTCGTTGCTCTGCGACAGCTCGTGAGCCTTCACGCCCGCCGGTAACACCGCCGTGCGGTGCGCCCGATCCGGGCCACGGTGCATCCGCTCCCACGACTCGCGGAGCCGCTCGGCCGCCTCAACTGGCACCGGGTTCTCTGACTCAAGCACGATGCCAGGCCGGGCACCGTTGCCGAAGTAGGTCGCACCGTGGGCCTCCAGCGCCTGGGCCAGGCCGATGGCGTTGGCAAACAACCGGTACGTCGGGATCGGATGAATGCCGTCGTCCGTGGTGAACCGCAGGGCGAAGATCTGCTCTTGGCGGTACACCGTCTGCCGGCCATCCGGCTCGCGGTAGATGTACCGAAGCCTGCCGTTTTCCAGCCGCTCGACTTCCATGCGGCTCGGATGCAGCGGCCACAACTCCGACACAGGCCCGCGAACGCCGGCGCGAATCTCGGCGTAGGACGCGCCGTAATGCAGGTAGAGCCCCGTCATCCAATCGCGGAACTCCTGCGCCGTCTGCCACGGATTCGGCTGCATGTGCAGGATGCGGTAGAGCGGATGCTCTGGCACCTTCCGCTTGCCACCGTTGGGCTGCCGTTCGTAGAGGTGCAGCGGCAGGCTTGAGACGCTGTCAGAGATGACTCTGATGCACGCCGTGTAGGCCGAGCACGCCATCGACGTGTCTGCCGTCACCCGCACGCCAGACGCAGTGCGACCGCCACCGACGCCGGCCCAATCAATGCCACGCAGCTCGTGCATGCGAAAGTCGGCGGTGGTCGTGTCGCTCATAGGGTGATGATGTCCCAGTTCTGTTCCGGCGGCTTCGCAGTTGCCACGGCGTGCAAGCCGAGAGCCATCACGAGCGAAACGATGCCGTCGATGCGAAGCCGCCGG